GAAACATTCAAGGATTATATCGAAAATCCTGAAGATAACGAAGACTTCCTTCGCTAAAAAACAGAGAGGTGGCGGGGTTTTGCTCCGTCACCTTTTGGAGGTTACTATGAAGAAATTATCTATTGATATTGAGACTTTCTCATCTGTTGACCTTACGAAGTCCGGTGTTTATAAATACGCAGAAGCTGACGATTTTGAAATACTTCTCTTCTCATATGCAATTGACGATGGTGAGGTTAAGTTAGTAGATTTCACTGCCGGTGAAACATTGCCGAGAGCTGTCTTTGATGCTTTGTTTGACACTTCAATTGAGAAGTGGGCATTCAACGCGCAGTTTGAAAGGATATGTATTTCCCGATACTTCCTTCGGACAATAGAGCCTAACAGTTGGCGTTGCTCAATGGTATGGTCTGCTACCTTGGGACTTCCGATGTCCCTTCGTGGTGTTGGTGCTGTTCTCGGCTTGGATAAGCAGAAAATGGAAGAAGGTAAAGAACTCATCCGTTACTTCTGTACTCCTTGTAAGCCGACAAAAGCCAACGGAAATCGTACTCGCAATTTACCAGAACACGCCCCAGAAAAATGGGAGCTATTCAAGGCATACAACATTCGAGATGTTGAAGTTGAAATATCTATTCAGCAACGCTTATCAAAGTTCCCGGTGTCACAAGCTGAATGGCAGAATTATGCTCTCGACCAAGTTATAAATGACAGAGGCATTCTGCTTGACTTACAGCTCGTGAAGTCCGCCATTGACTGTGACACACGTTTCAAAAGTACACATTTAGCCGAAGCACAGAACCTTACAGGTTTAGAAAACCCTAATTCGGTGCAACAGCTCACTTCGTGGTTGCAAGAAAACGGAGTAGTAACAGAGAGTTTGAACAAAGCCTCTGTTAAAGAACTGATAGAGAACTCTGATGGTGATATACAGCGAATGCTTGAACTCCGTCAGCAGTTATCGAAGTCCTCTGTTAAGAAGTACGAAGCAATGGAGTGCTGTGCTTGTGGCGATAACAGAGCTCACGGACTTATTCAGTTTTATGGTACTCGCACCGGTAGGTATGCAGGTCGATTGGTTCAAGTACAGAATCTACCACAAAACCATCTCCCGGAATTGGCACAAGCAAGAGAAAGTTTGAAACAAGGTCATTATGCTGAACTTGAGAAATTCGGTGCAACACCGAATGTACTTTCAGAACTCATTAGGACAGCCTTTATACCTAAAGATGGGTGTCTTTTCTATGTAGCGGACTTCGCAGCTATTGAAGCTCGTGTCATAGCGTGGTTCGCAGGTGAACATTGGCGTACCGAGGTTTTCAAAAATGGCGGTGACATTTATTGTGCTTCTGCATCGCAGATGTTTAAAGTACCGGTTGAAAAACACGGTGTCAATTCCCATTTAAGAGCCAAGGGCAAAATTGCTGAATTAGCACTCGGTTATGGTGGCTCTGTTGGAGCATTATCCGCTATGGGTGCAATCCAAATGGGTGTGAAAGAAAACGAACTGCTTCCGCTTGTTACAGCTTGGCGAGAAGCAAACCCCAATATCACCCGTTTTTGGTGGGATGTTGACAAAGCTGTAAAAAAAGCAATCCGTGAAAAAACTACTGTGGGTTTCGGTTCACTGACTTTCAGCTATCAAAGTGGCATCTTATTCATCAAGTTACCATCAGGTAGAAATATTGCTTATGTGAAACCGAAAATCGAAGAAAACTCATACGGACAAATGTCAGTTACCTACGAAGGTGTAGGCACAAGTAAGAAGTGGATGCGTATCGAAAGCTACGGTCCGAAATTTGTTGAAAATATCGTACAGGCTACGGCTCGTGACATCCTTGCCGAAGCTATGGTGCGACTTGAAAAACAAGGCTACCCGATTGTAATGCATGTTCACGATGAGGTTGTTGTTGAAGCTCCTAAAGGTGAATCACTCGACACAATTTGTGAACTTATGGCAGAGGTCCCCTCTTGGGGTGAAGGTTTAATCCTTCGTGCAGATGGCTTTGTTACAGAGTTTTATAAAAAGGATGATTGATTATGACTTTGAAATTGAAAGAAATAAGAGAGCGACTCGGTATATCACAGGAAGATGTTGCAAAAGAACTCTGTTGTTCCCTCCGTACACTCCGTAAATGGGAATCAGGCAAATCAGAGCCCTCACTCACAATGCTCTGTATGTTAGCTAACTACTTTCTTTGTTCTACTGATGCTCTTCTTGGTAGAGGTGAAAATAAATGATAAAAATTGCAATCGGTAATTCCCGTATGGATAAGAAGTGGAAGAACATCGAGATGACTTGGGAAGAGTTCGTATCGAGAATTTCCACTACCAAAAGAACCACGGAAACTGTCGAAGAATATCGTAAATTGAAGAAAGGTAAACAGGATTCAATTAAGGATGTCGGTGGTTTCGTGGGCGGTCACCTTAAGGAAGGCAGAAGAAAGAATGGCTATGTTAACGAGCGTTCTCTTCTCACCCTTGATATGGACTATGGTGAACCCGGCATTTGGGATGAAATCAAAATGCTTCATTCCTTCAAATGTGCTGTGTATTCCACACATAAGCACACACCCGAAAAGCCACGTTTGAGACTTATCATTCCGATGTCTCGCACGATTTCCGAAGATGAATACCCGGCGGTTGCAAGAATGGTAGCCAAGGATATCGGAATTGACCTTTTTGATGACACAACCTACGAACCCGCAAGACTTATGTATTGGGCGTCCACATCATCAAATGGTGAATTCTTCTTTGACCACAAGGATGGTGAACTTCTCAATCCTGACGATTACCTTTCAAGGTATAAGGATTGGCGTGATGTTACATCGTGGGCAATGTCCTCAAGACAGTCGGAAATCGTAAAACGCAGTATGTCAAGACAGGCTGACCCTCTTGAAAAGGATGGTGCTGTCGGTGCTTTCTGCCGTACCTACACAGTTGATGAAGCTATCAGTACATTCCTTGCTGATATTTATGAACCAAGTGCTATGGAAGGCAGATACGATTATATCCCTGCTGACTCATCTGCAGGTGTGTGCATCTACGATGGCAAGTTCGCATTCTCACACCACGCAACAGACCCTGCGTGTGGCAGACTCCTTAATGCATTTGACCTTGTAAGGATTCACTTGTTCGGAAACCTTGACCTTGACAGCAAGGAAGACACGACCCCGGCAAGACTCCCTTCATTCAAGGCTATGCAGGAACTCGCAATTAACGATGATGCAGTTAAGCTCACACTTGCTGATGAACGAAACCGTGAGGCATCAATTATTTTTACAACAACAGAAACTGTTGAAAATTGGGAAGCCGACCTTGAACTTGAAAAGAATGGCGCTATTAAGGACACCCTTTCCAATATCGCACTCATCGTACAGCACGATGAAGGCTTACAAAACATCGTTTACAATCAGCACACTCACGCTATTGATGTTATTGGTGAGCTTCCTTGGAAACAAGTAAAACCCGGTTGGAGTGATTCTGATATTGCAAACGCAAAAATCTATTTTGAACGGAAATACAAAATATGGTCACCTACCAAATTTAAAGATGCTTTGATAGGTACTGTTTCAACTTGTCGTGTAGTCCATCCATTGAAAGATTACTTATCTTCACTCGAGTGGGACGGAGTGCCACGTGTTGAAACGCTGCTCATCAAATACCTCGGCGCTGATGACACCCCATATGTAAGAGCTGTAACAAAGAAAACTTGCTGTGCAGCTGTTGGTCGTGTTTTTGAACCGGGCATTAAATTCGACTCCGTCCTTGTTTTGAATGGTGAGCAAGGTTTAGGTAAATCCACCTTCTTTTTTCAACTCGGCGGTAAGTGGTACTCCGACTCACTTACTGTTCCAGATATGAAAGATAAAACGGCTGCCGAAAAATTAAGTGGTTATTGGATTTTGGAAATTGGTGAATTGGCGGGTCTTAAGAAAATGGACGTTGAAACCGTTAAATCATTCATTACCCGTACCGATGATAAGTTCCGTCAGTCCTATGGCACTATGGTTGAAAGTCATCCAAGAAGTTGCATCATCGTTGGTACTACAAATAACGAAGACGGCTTCCTTCGTGATATCTCAGGTAACAGACGATTCTGGCCCGTAAATGTAACCGGCAAGGGCGAGTTCTATCCTTGGGAACTTGATAAAGAAACTGTCGACCAAGTATGGGCAGAAGCAAAGGTTCTCTTTGAAAATGGTGAGCCTTTATTCCTTACAGGTAAAGTGGCGGAAATGGCTCGTGAGAGTCAGAAGGCTGCGATGGAACAAGACCCTCGTCAAGGTATTGTTGAAGAATACCTTAATAAGCTCTTGCCTGAAAATTGGGACGATATGGATTTATTCCAACGTAGAGCATTTCTCTATGGCTCGGATTTTGACACCGTGCATAAAGAAGGTACTGTTCGTAGGGATAGAGTTTGTGTTATTGAAATTTGGTGTGAATGCTTTGGAAAGCAACGTGAAAACATCAAAAAAGCGGACTCCTATGAAATCGAAGGCATCCTACAGAAGATTAAGGGTTGGCAGAAATATACCGGAAATAAATCTAACAAGATGCGTTTTGGTGATTATGGCGTTCAGAAAGGATATGTGCGTACTGAAAAGTAGGCAACAGTGTTTCTTGAGGTCTTGAATGATTTTTGTTGGCGGTAGCTAATAAGAAACTCAAGTAGGCAACTTCCAAAACCCCTTATTTATCAAGGCGTGTTTACCATTTGTTTCTTATGTTTCCTATTTTCTATATTGAGTAATAAATAATATGTAAATAAAGGAAATAAGAAACACACATACATACACGTAGGAAAGGAATAAGGGGTTAAGAAACACAGCGGATGGAAACTATGCTTGAAAAAGAGATTGAAAACAAGTTAACTGCTGAAGTCAAAAAGCGTGGTGGTCTCTGCCTTAAGTTTGTACCACTGTCCTTAAATGGTGTGCCTGACCGACTCGTGTTTTTTCCGAAAGGCAAGTTCGGATTTGTTGAGTTGAAAGCACCGGGCAAAAAACTGCGACCACAACAGGAAAAGAGAAAAAGGCAATTAGAAACATTAGGATTTTTGGTGTTCAAGGTTGACACCAAAGAAATGATTGGAGGGATACTCGATGCAATACAAAGCTCATAACTACCAAAGCTACTGCACAGAGTTTTTGAAGACACACTCCATAGCAGGTTTGTTTTTGGATTGTGGTCTCGGTAAAACGGTTATTACCCTGACAGCAATCAACGACCTTCTGTTTAACAGCTTTGAAGTATCACGGGTTCTTATCATAGCCCCGTTAAGAGTAGCAAGAGATACATGGACTGCTGAAATTGAAAAATGGGAACACTTGAAAGGACTTACATACTCCGTTTGCATCGGTACTCCCACAGAACGATTCGCAGCTCTTTATAAGAAGGCTGACATTTACATCATCAATCGTGAAAATGTCCCGTGGTTGGTGGAGTCAGGAATGTTCAATTTTGATATGGTGGTTATTGATGAGCTGTCATCATTCAAGAGCCACACTTCAAAAAGGTTCAAAGCTCTGCGTAAGGTAAGACCGAAAGTGAAAAGGATTGTTGGATTGACCGGTACTCCCGCTTCAAATGGTCTTATGGATTTATTCGCTGAAATACAACTGCTTGATATGGGTGAAAGGCTCGGAAGATATATCGGTGGTTTTCGTAACAGATACTTCACTCCTGACAAACGAAATCATCAAATCGTTTTTTCGTACAAGCCTATTGAAGGAGCAGAAGAAGCAATCTACGATAAGATTTCCGATATCTGCATTTCAATGCGAAGTTCCGATTACCTTCAAATGCCTGAACTGACAATTAACAATGTTGAAGTAAGGCTTTCCGAATCGGAAGAGAAACTTTACAGAACCCTCAAGCGTGATTTGATTCTTCCTTTCGCTGACGGAGATATTGATGCATCAACAGCTGCATCACTCTCCACAAAACTACACCAAATGGCTAATGGTGCGGTTTACGATGAGAACGGAAAGGTTAAACACATACACGACCGAAAAATCGAGGCTCTCGAAGATTTGGTCGAGGCAGCAAACGGAAAACCCGTCCTTATTGCTTATTGGTTCAAGCACGACCTTGAGAGAATCACAACAACAGTTAAATTCACAGCAAGGCACTTGAACACAGCACAAGATTTCAAGGATTGGAATGATGGCAAAATTCCTGTAGCACTAATTCACCCTGCATCGGCAGGACACGGCTTGAATTTGCAAAGTGGAGGTTCGACCCTCGTTTGGTTCGGTCTCACTTGGAGCTTGGAATTTTACCAACAGACAAACGCCCGTCTTTATAGGCAGGGGCAGAAAGAATCAGTGGTGATTCACCACATAATTACGAAAGGTACTGTTGATGAGAAAGTTTTACGAGACCTCAACAGTAAAGATAAAACACAAAATTCACTGCTTGAAGCAGTAAAAGCTGAAATCCGGGAGGTAACTAAAAATGGATGTTAAACAGTACTTATCACAAGCTCATTATTTAGATATGTCAATTGACTCAAAACTTGAGTTGTTATCAAAGCTTAACAGCCTTGCTACGAAAGCTACAGCAACTCTTTCTGATATGCCACACTCACCAAACCGTGGCAGTTCTTCTCTTGAAGATACTATCTGTAAGATTATTGATTTGCAAGACGAAATCAATCGTGATGTTGATGCTCTTGTTGATTTAAAGAGGGACATCATCAACCTTATCAACAATCTTGTCAACGATGAGTACAAGGTGATTCTTGAGAAGCGTTATTTATCCTTTATGACGTGGGAAGAAATAATGGTTACAATGAATTATGGCAGAAGTCAAACATTTAAGATTCACGATGATGCTATAAAAAAAATTTCCGTTTTTTATAAAGAGCGGACTAAATCGGATTGAATCGGACTATTGACTTATGATATTATTATAATGAGGAAAGAAAATAAAGAAGGTCTTCACAGCGAAAGTTGTGGGGACTTTTTTTATACCCTCGAAAGGAGTGAATAAGATGCCACGGAAACCGAAGACACCGTGCAGATATCCCGGTTGCAAAATGCTTTGTGACGAAACCTACTGCGACCAACATAGAAGCACGGCTCATCGAGAGTACAACCGGTACAAACGCTCCCCTGAATGTAACAAGCGATATGGAAGAGAATGGAGACGCATTAGAGAGCGCTACATTAAGGAACACCCCTTGTGTGAGAAATGCTTGTTGAAGGGCATCGTTAGACCGGTAGAGGAAGTCCACCACAAGACTCCGTTGGAAGATGGTGGTACGCACGACTTCTCAAACCTTATGAGTCTTTGCAAATCGTGTCACTCAAGTTTCACCTTATCAGCTACAAACAGTAAAAAGAAATACGAAGACAAGTGAGGTAAAGTTTATGGAAATCATCATGGCACTCATCTATACATTGGGACAGGGATTTTGTTTCAATGTGGTGCTTCCCATTTGGTACTTGGTAATGCAGTTTACTGAACTGTTATAAAAAGCCACCCGGTGGGGGTATCAAAATCTCTACAGCTGTTCAATACGGACAGCGGCGCAGGGTCTTGTGTTAATTTTCGCAAAAGTTTTGCAGGGAATAGGCACAAAGTTTTAACAGCCACAATCCTTTTAGTTTCAAGGGTTGTGGCTTTCTTTATGCCCTGAAACTTATTACTTATTTTAGCTGAAAAAAGTTTTTTGAATGGAGGTATTGCTATGGGCAAACGAGGTCCCCAACCCGGAACGGGCGGCAGACCCCGAAAGGCACTGTCAGAAAAATTGATAGAAGGCAACCCCGGTAAAAGAGAATTGAAAGTAATTGAACTGCCAACTCTCGAAGGTGCTGAAATGCCGAAGCCGAATGCCTACCTTTCTGACAAGCAAAAGACCGGTCACGATTTTCAAGCGGTAAAAATTTATGAAGACCTATGGCATTGGTTACAAGAACGCAAATGTGAAAATCTTATATCGGCATCCGTTATGGAACGCTATGCTTTGTCTGCTGCACGACTTATACAGTGTGAGCAGTGCATTTCCGAATATGGATTCCTTGCAAAGCACCCCACAACGGGTATGGCTATCATTTCACCTTATGTGCAGATAGCTCAAAACTATATGAAGCAAACAAATGCCTTATGGTCAACCATTTATCAAATCGTCCGTGAAAACTGCTCAACAGATTACAAGGGTGAAAACCCCCACGATGATATGATGGAACGTTTGCTTTCAACACGAATGGGAGGTTAACAATGAGCAGAAGAATTTTAACAGCAGAGAGTGTCTGTGAAGGACACCCTGACAAACTGTGTGATTTGATTGCGGATGCTATTCTTGATGAATGTCTTCGCAATGACCCCTACTCTCGTGTAGCCTGCGAGGTACTTGCGACACATGGCAAGATATGTATTGCCGGTGAGCTTACAACTTCTTCACAGGTAGATTACATGAAGGTGGTAAAAAACACACTTTCGGATGTAGGCTACGAGCCTTCCGAGTACAAGATTGAAATTGACATTCACAAACAGAGTCCCGACATTGATGGTGGCGTTACTAAAAAGGATGGTACTCTCGGTGCAGGAGACCAAGGTGTGGTCTATGGATTTGCTTGTGATGAAACAGCTTGTCTCTTACCTTTACCGGTTGTACTTGCAAATTCAATTACACGAACAATTGATGGAATGCGACACGATGGTGAGCTTGACGGCATAAAGCCTGATGGCAAGTGTCTCGTTTCAATCGAATATGAAGACGATGTTCCGATTCGTATTTCCGACATCGTTATTTCAGTTCAGCACGATGAGAAGTTAAGTCTTGAAGAAGTCACTGCTCGTATCAGTTCAGTGGTACTTCCGAAGGTTTTCAAACGCTATCCCATCGATGCAAAAACAAGAGTTCTTATAAATCCATCGGGCAGATTTGTTGTTGGTGGCCCCGAAGCTGACACCGGTCTTACCGGTAGAAAACTTATGTGTGACACCTATGGTGGTTTAGCTCATCACGGTGGCGGTGCTTTTTCAGGTAAGGATGCAACAAAAGTTGACAGAAGTGCAGCTTACTATGCTCGTTATGTTGCAAAGCACATCGTGGCAACTGAACTCGCAAAGAAATGTGAGGTCTGTGTCACTTATGCTATCGGCAAAGCTGAACCGGTCGCAGTTGAAATTGAAACCTATGGCACAAGTAATTTCACATCAGAAGATTTACTTGAGGCTGTAAATGACACTTTTGATTTCACCCCTTACGGAATTATTGAACAGTTAAAACTCCGTGAACCTATTTTCACACAAACTACTCGTTATTGTCATTTTACTAATCAGGATTTACCTTATGAACAAGTTGACAGAGTCACAGACCTTTTGGGACATGTGATTTTTGGAAAGGAGTACAAGAAATGATTATTGAAAAAATCAAAGTAGAAAAACTACTCCCTGCCGATTACAACCCTCGTAAGGACTTAAAACCCGGTGATGCAGAGTATGAAAAGCTCAAGCGTTCCCTTGATGAGTTTGGTTATGTTGAACCCGTCATTTGGAACAAGACTACAGGAAATGTGGTCGGTGGTCATCAGCGCCTTAAGGTTCTCATCGCAACAGGCATAAAAGAAATTGAATGTGTTGTTGTTGAAATGGATGAAACCAAGGAAAAGGCACTCAACATTGCTTTGAATAAAATCAGTGGTGATTGGGACAATGAAAAATTGGCTCTTCTTATCACAGACCTTCAAGGTTCTGAATTTGATGTGTCTTTAACCGGTTTTGATGCCGCTGAAATTGATGACCTTTTCAAAGATGCACTCAAGGATGAAGTTGAAGATGATAACTTCGATGTTGAAGCTGAATTGCAGAAACCCCCGGTAACGAAGTCCGGTGACTTATGGCTCTTGGGTAACCACAGAGTTTTCTGCGGTGACAGTACAAAGGCTGAAAGTTACACCATTCTTATGGATGGCAAGAAAGCAAACCTTGTTGTTACTGACCCACCTTACAATGTAAACTACCAAGGCACAGCCGGAACAATCCAAAATGACAATATGTCTGATGATAATTTTTATCAATTCTTACTCGCTGCGTTTACCAATTGCGAAAAAGCAATGGCGGACGATGCGAGTATTTATGTTTTCCACGCTGACACCGAAGGCTTGAACTTTAGAAAGGCTTTCAAGGATGCAGGCTTCTATCTTTCAGGTACTTGCATTTGGAAAAAGCAGAGCTTGGTTCTTGGCAGAAGTCCTTATCAGTGGAAACATGAACCTGTGTTGTTCGGTTGGAAAACCAAAGGTAAGCACAATTGGTATTCCGACAGAAAGCAGAGTACAATTTGGGAATTCGATAAACCTAAAAAGAATACTGACCATCCTACGATGAAGCCTATTCCATTGGTGGCTTATCCGATTCTCAACTCTTCACTTACCAACTGTATCGTTCTTGATATGTTCGGTGGTTCAGGTTCAACTCTCATTGCTTGTGAACAAACCAATCGTGTATGTTTCAGCATTGAGCTTGACGAAAAGTACACCGATGTTATCGTGAACCGTTACATTGAGCAAGTTGGTACTGCTGAAAATGTAAAACTTATCCGTGATGGTAAGACCTACACATACGATGAGGTGGTCAATGATGAGTAACCTTACACTCGGTTCTCTTTTTGACGGCTCCGGTGGTTTTCCACTCGGTGGATTGATGAACGACATCATTCCTGTGTGGGCAAGTGAAATCGAGCCATTCCCTATAAGAGTTACAACAAAGCGACTTCCGTTTATGAAACACTACGGAGATGTTGCAAAAATAAATGGTGGTGAGGTTGAGCCTGTTGATATTATCACTTTCGGTTCACCTTGCACCGACCTTTCTATTGCGGGCAAGAGAGCAGGTCTTGACGGGCATCAATCCGTGCTGTTCTTTGAAGCAATAAGAATCATAAAAGAAATGAGGAAGAAAACAAATGGTGAATACCCCAAGTACATCGTGTGGGAAAACGTGCCGGGTGCTTTCTCAAGTTCCAAGGGACAAGACTTTAGAGAAGTCCTTGAGCAAATTGTCAGGATTAAAGATGAAACCATTTCACTTCCTATGCCTGAAAACGGAAAATGGATGCACGCGGGAGAAATCGTGGGAAACGGTTACTCCGTTGCTTGGCGAACATTGGACGCTCAATATTTCGGAGTCGCTCAACGCAGACGTCGTTGTTACCTTGTCGCAGATTTTAGAGAAGAACGTGCCGGTGAAATATTATTTGAGTTCGAAGGCTTGTCAGGGTATACTCCGCAGAGCTTCGAGTCGTGGAAAAGAGCTACCCTTTATGCTGAAGACAGCCTTGGAGCAACAGGCTTCGATGGATATAACGGAGCATTAACCGGTGACCAAGCATCCACGCTCGGTGTCAACTGTGGAATGTCCACGGGTCGCACCGGTGTTATTGCTTTTGAACCGGGAGCAACGAAACGAATCGGAAGCCACGCTTGGGAAGACCAAAGCGGTACACTCCGAGCTGATATGGGTGACAATCAAATAGCTGTTGCAGTTGAGAATCACCCTAATGACAGCAGAGTAAAAATTAGAGATGACGGAAAAGTACAGTCTCTTACTTCTCGTATGGGTACAGGCGGTGGCAATGTTCCTCTTGTTCTGAACGAAAGAACAATGGGAATGGATGTAACAGAAGACCTTGCTCAAACATTACTCTCGACTGATTACAAAGGCGCACAGTGTGTTTGTGAAGAAACTCCGACAGCTTATGGAGTTTGCTCCGACCAAAGCAACGCAATGTTATCACCCAATCCGAAGAGTGGTTTTTATGAAGCTGACACAAGCAGAACCCTCGACCAAAAAGGCAGCAATCCCGCTTGTAACCAAGGTGGAATTGCAGTGGTTCACTGTATCGACCAAGGTGGTGGAAAGAGTGCTTGTAATGTTACTGAAGAAAAAGCTCCGACTCTTGCTTGTACGCACGGCGGTGAACCTGTCGTTTGTGTTAAAAAAGATGATGTGGTTTATTCCATTGACAGAGCAACCTTCAACTGTGGTGCAAACTACAACAGAAACTTGGGCATTGCTGAAGATGGATTGAATTCCACCCTCACATCAAGAGGACCGTCAGCAGTTGCACTCCCTGCTTCATTTTATCCACAGATGAAAGCGGAAAGTCAGTCCTTCAGAACTGAACAAGCAAATACACTTGTTAATGGTACAAACCCCGGTTACCAAAATGGTGTAATTGAAAGCAACTATACAGTAAGAAGACTTACTCCCGGTGAGTGTGCAGTTCTTCAAGGTTTCCCACGATGGTGGGCTACAGAGCTTGAGGAACTTAACCCCACAGAAGATAATATAACTTTTTGGTGTAGTGTTTTTGAAACCCACAGACAGGCTGTAAATCCTAACAAAAAACCGAAACCTCGTAGCCAAGTAATCAAGTGGTTACAGAACCCTCACAGTGATAGTTCTGAATATAAAATGTGGGGTAACGGAGTAGCACTTCCTTGTGTTGCTTTTGTTTTGGCAGGTATTAAGTGGGCAAACGAAAAAAGCCGATAATCTTTGGTGGTTTTTGGTATTGCTATTTTTGTTAATAAGAGCAATATATGTAGCTACCAAAATTAAAGGAGGAAAATGTATGTCATTCTTTGGAATTACAGAGGCAGAACTCAAAGCCTTGAGAGAGAAGTATCCCAAGGGAACTCGTGTTAAGCTCGTCTCTATGAATGACCCTTACAACCCTAAACTTCACAGCGGTTGCTTGGGAACAGTAAAGCACGTTGACGATGCCGGAACAGTACATATTTCTTGGGATTGTGGCTCTTCCCTTGGTGCTGTTTTCGGTGAAGATATCATCGAAAAAGTACAGTAATAATTGCCACAAAAGTACACAATTTGTATCAATAAAGATTGTGTACTTTATGCCTCATAATTGTCTGGATATATGTGTGTTTTAGAGTTAATATGACACTACCAAAAGACAAGGAAAGAGGTACAAAACAATGTTAACAACAAAATTTGGTATGGAAGTTGAATTCACAGGCATCACAAGAACAAAGGCTGCAGAGATAGTTGCAAAGCACTTTAACAGCACAGTAACTTCAGCAGGCACTTACTACGACAAAAAAGTAGTTCTTGACAGCCACGGCAGAAAATGGACAGTGATGTTTGACGGAAGCATCAAGCCCCTTAAAAAGGAAGGCGGAGTTAAGGTTCACGCATCCGACCTTTACAAGTGCGAATTGGTAACACCGATTTTAACTTACAGAGAGGACATCGACAGCCTTCAAGAACTCATAAGAGAACTTCGCAAAGGCGGAGCTTTTGTGGACGAAGGAAGTTGCGGAATTCACATTCACCTTAACGGAGCAGACCACACACCAAGGTCAATACGAAACTTCATAAACATCATCGCATCGAAGAACGACCTTCTTTACAAGAGCCTTCAAATAGGTTCAGCAAGAACAAGATGGTGCAAAAAGATGGACAGCAATTTAGTTGAGAAAATCAACAAGAAAAAGCCTACCACATTCAATCAAATCGAGAACATTTGGTACGATGGCTTTTATCAATCAAGAGACACTCACTACCACGACAGCAGATACCACTTTTTGAACCTTCACAGTTTCTTCCACGGAAACCACACAGTTGAGTTAAGAGGATTTAACAGCACCCTTCACGCAGGCAAAATCAGAAGCTACATTGTTTTAGCCTTGGCACTCAACCACCAAGCATTAACACAGACAAAGGCAAGTACCAAAAAAGCACAAACTGAAAATGAGAAGTTCGCAATGAGAACCTACCTCAACAGAATCGGCTTGATTGGTGACGAGTTCAAAAACTGCAGAGAACACCTTTGCAAACACCTTGATGGCTCGGCTGCTTGGAGGAACGGAAGGGTGGCTTGAAACCACCCCTCCTCCATACCTGAAAATCAAAATCAAATATGAAAGGATGACTACAATGTCAAAACTCTATTTAGCATATGGCTCAAATCTTAATCGTCAGCAAATGGCAGTTCGATGCCCCACAGCAAAGGTGGTCGGCACAACATTCCTTGAAGGATACAAGCTCCTTTTTAGGGGACCACACGCAGGTGCGGTTGCAACAGTTGAACCTTCCAAGGATGACAAAGTCCCTGTTATGATTTGGGAAATTCAAGACAGAGACGAAGCTGCTCTCGACATTTACGAAGGCTACCCAAGACTTTACACCAAAGAAACTGTCAAGGTAAAGCTCGGCAGAAAGAATGAAGAAGTTATGATGTATGTGATGACCGAAGGCAGACCACTTAATCTACCAAGTGCTTATTACTACGGAACAATTCTTCACGGCTACAAAGGAGCTAAATTCGACAAAAAGTTCCTTGACGATGGAGTTGAACGCTCAAGAACAACAGCTTAAAGGCTGTTGATTATATAGAACACGAACCTTGCGACCTCTTTCCTTAACGCTTGGTTCGTGTTCAACTTTATTATGAACACGGAGCATCCCATTGGGGTGCTTTTTTTGTGTCACTTTTTAGGAGGAAAAATGAGACAAATATATATTGATTTAACCACCGATAGAGCTCCGTCATCAGCCGGAAGTTTCATCGGTTACATTGGTGAGCATAACGCCACCGAACTTTTAATCTCAATTCCACAGACGATGGTTAATAAATCCGATTACCAAGTTCTCGTTTTTCAATCGGGGCCGATGGTTTTTCGTTCCGGTCGTATTACCGAGGACAACACCAAGAATACCTATCGTGATGGAAATACAATTCATTCCCTTATAAGTAAATCACTTACAAGGGTTACAGCACTTTCTCTTCAAGTGGAGTGCTACAAGGAAGATTTTAATGGTGAGGCTTCTCTCGTTGGTAAGACACAGACAGTACCAAACCTTATGCTCAAGCCTTCACCTGATGGTTTTCCTGCCTTTAATTATGATGGCTCATACGAAGACATCGACAAAGCGATTGACAACGCTCACAAGCACGACAATCTTGAAGTGCTTCACAAATTCGGAACAGATGAAGATGGAGCTTTAACCTTCGATGGTTATCGTATAGGCAACTCTGCTGTAAGAACATACTCCACTCCATCCGAGTTTCCTGAAACAGCCAATGTCGGAACAATGGTTTTTGCTGAAAATGATGATGCTGAACCTGTCATTGAAGATGTACTGATTGAAAGTGGTAAAAAATATGAAAGACTCCGTTTGAAATTCAAACCGGATATCACCTCATTCGGTATTGGTAAAAACTTCGTTGAGCGTTCATCTTCTGATGAAAAAATCGG